TTTCCCCTCGCTCAGCTCATACATGCGGCAGCGCGTACCCATGCCGGTACTTGCAGAGCGAGTTAACACGCCCTCTTTCACCAAGCCGCAGATGACTGTAGCTACGCGCTCGCCCTTGCCGCCAAGTTCCTCTACGAGTTGCTTAACGGTTCCTTTCCGGTTCATTTCGAACCATTTCATTATTTGCAATTTGGTTATCATGACGATTCTCCGCTCAATACCTCGCGCGGCTAATGGCCTCAAGGGCTATTAACAGGCTGGAATTGAGATATTGTTTAGTGAGTGTTTCGATGCTGAGGAAGTAAGGGGTGCCGATGTATCTGGCGATGGTGTCTATGTCGTCGAGTGTTATTTGCATGGCGGCTCGGGGAGCGGTTGCCAGTGGGTAGCAAAGAAAAGTTCACCGCCGCTGAGACGGAATGCCTTCCTGTATGACACCTTAAGGTTATTAGGCAGCCCAATAACCATGTCACCATGTTCATCAGCAGCAAGGCATGAATAGTAAAAATCTGGCATCCGCTCGCTGCATGGAATCCAGCCACCAACCGCCTTACCTGCCAGCGCTGCGAACTGCTGCGAAGTGGTGTCAGTAGCAGCCTGCTCCGCCTCCATCATTTGCTCATACTCAGCAATCTGTGGGTCAAACGGCAGAGAGTCGTCATCAGCACCAGGCGCGGGCGGGAAGGTGCAATCACATTCAATAAGAATTGGCTCTCCCCATGGCTGAACCCCGCCGCTATCAGCCAAACCAGTGTTTCCGCATTTTGGGCAAAATGCCGTCTTCGCAACTTTGTCTGTAGCGGGCGGTGCGGTGTCGATTTCCATCGGCGGAAGGTCAGGTGTTGTTACGCCGAACAGTGCGGCCAGAGCGCGGTAGTTTTGCTCGCTGTGATAGCGTCCTTTGCAGCGAACCAGTTTTTCTGCTGCTTTGATGATAGACTCCGACCGCTCCCACTCTTTGCGCAGCGCCAGAAGCTCGTCCATCGCCAAAACGCCAAGGCCAAACATGTCGTACTGCTCTTTGTCTTCTACCGGGTCATAGTCCTCCTGCCAGCATTCAAATGCGTTGCGAAGGTCTTTGGCTTGTTCTGTGCTAATAGTGCTCATGGTTAATCCTTGTGATGTTCGGCCGGCTTAGCGCCAGTCGTTAGATTGGGAGGACTGTTTCTCGTTGCGGGCGTACTGCATCGCCGCTTCCTGCTGGTCGATGTTGACGAAGTGACCGTTTTTCCAGCCCATGTAGAACGTCTTAGGCTGGCCTGAGCGATATTTCCCGATGATGATTTCCGCTAGCCCTTTCATGTCGCTGTTATCGTGATACACCTCGTCGCGGTACGGGAAAATAATCACATCAGCATCCTGCTCAATTGCGCCGGAGTCTTTCAGGTCTCCAAGCGTCGGCCGCTTATCTGCCCTTCCCTCAACACCTCGGTTGAGTTGAGACAGAAGAATCGCCGGCACTTTGTTGCGCAGGCAAAACTGTTTCAGTTTGCGAGTGATTTCGGCGATGGCGATATCGTTGCGCTCTGCTTTCGGTTTCTCAAGGAGGCCGAGATAGTCGATAGCGAGGAAGCTCAGGCCGCCGTCAGAGTTCAGTCGTTCAGCGTGGGCAATGCAGTCGTCTACGGTGAACGATCCGTCGATAACGTAGTTGTTTTCGTCCATGAGCGTACCCGTTGCGGTCGTCAGGCGGGTGTACTGCTCCTGAATCATGTTCAGCGGGTTACGCAACGCGCCAACAGACAGCCCGGCGCGGTCGGCCACATGTCGCTCGACAACCTGCATGTCTGACATTTCCAGCGAGACGAACAAGCCTTTACCCTTCTGCCGGCCGATTGAGTTAGCAATGTTGATAGCGAGCTCAGTCTTGCCCATGCCGGGACGTCCGGCGATTACTATCAAATCGGTGCGGTCGAACCCGCCGTACTCGTCATCCAGCGCCTGAATGCCGGTCTTGAGATACAGGCCGGATTCTTCACCCTGAAGACGACTATCAATCACAGCCATGTAATCTTCCAGCAGGTCGGCTATGCGGCGCGGCAACTTGTCGTTGGTTTCGAACTGAAGCTTTGACAGGATGCTTCCCACCTCGCCAATCCGGTCGTTGATATCGTGCGTGCCAGCCGATGCAAGAATGCCCGCCGCCCGGTTAAGATCTGCAATTCCACGCCGCAGCATCCAGCACTGGCGCACACGCTTAGCCCATCCACGGATATTGGCGGCCGTAACGCATTTGGCCCCGACCTCAATCACTAGGTCTTTCGTACCATCAGGAACGGCAGCCTGAACCGTGAACATATCCACTGGCTCGGCTTTGGTCAGGAGGGTGACGATTGACTGGTACATGGTGCGGAGGTGGAAATTTTCAAATGCTTCTGCGGGGAGTTTACCGGCCACTTCTCGACAATCGATATGGTCGCCTTTAACGAGCATCGAGCCGACAAGCTGATACTCAAAATCGTAACTTTCCATCAGCTATCAGCTCCTAAAATCTGGTCGATTTTCTCCTGGCGCAGCGCGGTCTCAATTCCGTACCGCTTACCATCCGGGTTTTGACCCATCGCCCACGGTGTCGGCTGGTAGCCATGCTCCAGATAACCATTCAGCAGAGCGTCGATATCCTTCGGCTCACGCTTAAGCTCCTTGCACTGCTTGAGGTAGGAAACCCATAGGCGCTTGATGCCGTTCTCCACGGTCGTGGTGACGCTGCGGATTTTCGGTAGCCCGAATCTTTCGGCTTTGCAGTTCCAGGTTTCTTTCAGTCGCTCACGGTCGAATGCCGGAAGCTTTGATCGAGGATTGGTGCCGCTAGCTCTCGGGTTTGTTCCAAGCTGGCGAGGTGTTAATGGCTTTTCAGTGACAACTTCCGACAAGCCCACTTCGTGGGTTTGGGTAATTGTCTTTATTGTCTTTTGTATATTGTCTTTTGTGTTTGACTGATTCGGTAAAGTGCATTTTACCGATTCGGTAAAGCTTACTTTTACTGATTCGGTAAAACTTTTACTGATTCCGTTAAACTTCGTTTTCCACTCTGACAGGTTGGTGTTCATGCCTACCTGACGACCTGTCTGAATGAGTACGCCCATCCTGATTAATTCGTTTTTGGCAGTTGAGCATTTGGTTGCTGCCATACCGGTAAGCGCTGCGAACTGCTCATTGCCTATCCAGTCCATTTTTTTGTTATAGCCATACGTCTTGCGCCATACGGCCATAACTATCAGGAGGTGGTGTTGAGTGAGGCCGGAAAGCATCACTGCTTCAAGCAATGCGTTAGCAGTCCGCGTGTAGCCATCTTCGAGTTCTGCCACGCGTGACTCCACGACCTCAACCTGAGGCCTGATTGGTGTTACTGTTGCGAGATTACTCATGACCTTTACCTCTGAATATTTTTTTCACCCGTTCCCACTCAGCCCGGAATCGACCAGGCTGCTTAAAACCGGACAGGTAGCGATCACGAATAATGTTTTTGTGTAATTTGTCCTGGTCAGGACTGAGTGTTTTTGACATAATTGCTCCTGTTACTAGGCGTAACACAGTGTGCTTAAGCCTCTAAGAATTCACCATTCTTAGGGGCTTTATCTTTTGTGAGAAGCAGTGCGACCTGCTTTGCCAGCTTCGATAACTCCTCGTCTTCAACTCCCCATTCCAGAATTGCCAACAGCATCGACATCTTCGGGATCATGCTGGATTTCCAACGGGTAATTTGCGACTCATCAACGCCCAGCTGCGATGCGATATTTCGCTGACCGCGAATAGCGATGCGGTTGAAAATGTTGCTGGTAATTGCGTTGGCTCTCTTGCGTGTGCTTGTAAGTTCCATTCGGTATTCTTCCTTTGTGGTTTAGATAGATACGTGCGCAGACCGTGGGGTCTGCCACTTAAATGAGTTACCGCGTTGTCGGCGGTTCAGATTGGTAAAGAGCGGGTACTGCTTAGGCGGCTGAATCAGTCGCCTTCATGTATCGGTGCGGGTAGAGAATCTGCATCTCGCTAATCTTCCCCTTGAAGAACTTCGCGAGCTTCTCAGCTGTTTCGAGAGACGGAACCTGCATTCCCCTTTCGATTCGACTGAGGTTGCCGACGTCCAACTGTGTTGCGATGGCTACCTCAGCGATTGTCAGCTTTTTCTCTACACGCATTTTTCTAAGTGGCGTCTGCATATTGCACCTCCGTAATGCGCTATACGCATAATATGCGAAATAAAAAATATGCGCAAGGCGCTTTGCGTGTCACGCATAAAAAAGGTTGAATATGAGCCATGAAAATAGGCGAGAAGATCCGACAAATTCGCAAAGCGAATAACATGACCCTGAACGAGCTTGCGTTGCGCGTAGATAGCGACGTAGGGAACCTGTCACGCCTGGAGCGCGGCATGCAAGGTTATAGCGATGCCCTCATTCAAAAGATTGCAGAAGCTCTCGGAGTTCCTGTGGCTGAGCTATTCTCTTCTAATGAAGCCAGTGATACTGTAGATGCATACAGTGTTGGTTCCATTATAAAAAAGGGGAGAAATGATGTGTATCGAATTGACGTTCTTGATGTTTCAGCAAGCGCAGGTGATGGGGCAGCCTCGAAAGACGTTGTTGAAGTAATACGGTCTATCGAGTACGTGCCTGACCAGGCCAGGGTTATTTTTGGTAACCGGCCAGAATCATCTGTGAAGCTCATCAACGTTCGCGGTGACAGCATGGAAGGAACCATAGAGCCAGGCGATCTCATCTTTGTAGATGTCGGCGTCAGTGTTTTTGACGGCGATGGCATTTACGTTTTCAACTTCAATGGCGACATGTTTGTCAAACGACTGCAAAAGGTGAAAAGCCAGCTGATCGTGATATCTGACAATCCTCGCTATCGTGAGTGGACGATTTCAGAAGAAGAAATGCATATGTTTCATGTGGCTGGACGCGTTATGCTGAGTCAATCCCAGCAGTTCCGGCGTCACGGATAACCAACCTTTTGCAGAATAAGCCCGCCATATGCGGGCTTTTTTGTACCTGTAGCAAACCCTGCCTAAATATTTTTCTCTTTCTGTTTCATACGCATACATACAATTTCCAACTTTTTTAACTGCCACCTCATATTATGCGCTTGACGCATATGCGCTATACGCATATTATTCATTTCAACAGCAGGACGCTGGTAGCCAAACGGAACAGATTGGCATCGCTCTTTAACTTCGACGGTGCGCTGACAAAGCGCGAACAGATACCAAACGAGATGGGTTTGGGGTGTGGCTGGCGGTTGGATATTGAGGCCATGTAGCTAGCGTAAGCCCCATAGGGCCACACCACCAAAACCATTTCACACGAGGACAAAGCCATGACGGTTATCCAATACGGTTCTTCAGTATCAGCTGGTAACGCTAAAACTCGCCGTCATGAGCGGCGCAGAAAGCTAGCTATCGAGCGTGACGCTATCGGCAATATCATCGACTCAATTTTGGGTTGTGAGGCTCCTGACGCTTCTCAGAAAGAATCACGCAAGCATGTAAGCCGCGTAGACCGAGCCACTTCGCTCGTAGCTCTCCGCGATTACCAGGAGCCGGAAGTAACGCAGCAGAAACTTAACCGCAAATGGTACAGCGCGCCGCGCAATGAGATGGGCGTTACCTGTGTCGGGCGGCAGAAAATGAAACTTGGCAGCAAGCCACTTATTTGAGGTGAGATATGAAAGAGTTTAAAGGAACTCCTGGCCCGTGGACCGGAAAGGATGTAGGTATTTGCAGGCAAGATAGAGCTGGTTTGCAGCTTGGTTTTATCATGACCAATGACGAGAAACGCGTAGCTGAATGCGCGGCGAATGCCCGTCTGATAGCTGCGGCTCCTGACCTTCTCGAAGCGCTTCAGCTGTCAGTTAAGGCGATGCAAGAAGTCAGGCTCGTCTCATACCCGGAGTGGTATGGGACAATCAACAAAGCCCGCGCAGCAATATCTAAGGCCATCGGCGAGGAGGAGTGAATGAAGGTAAGAATAACTAAATCAAATTGCACATTTGTTAGGCCGGGTGATGAAACGGAAATCACTACCGTGAATGGTGTACAGCGGATGTGGTCGCCGCGCTTAAACTCACACGAAAACCTCTCATGGGTAACTGCGGCGTGGGGAGTTCAATACGAAGAAATTACTGCCCCGCCCGCTGAATAGCAGCCGATAGCCACATCTGAATAGGAGGATTAAATGGGACGTAAATTTAAAGTTTGGCTGGATTCCGGTGCCAACATCAATTCGAAATATGAGCAAGTTGTCGACCTTGAGGATGACTTAGGGATTAGCGATGAAGAGTGGGAGCAAATGCCTGATGGACGAAAGGAAGAGGTTATGAGAGAAGTCGCATGGGACCGCATGGAATGGGGCTTTGAAGAAATTTAGCAGCCGATAGCCGATTCATGGAGTCGGTTATCTGATGCAATCCGCATCATAACCAAGACAGGAGAGAAGATAACTGTCCTGGTTAAATGGAGAAATAACCCTTGTTGTCTGTTCGCCCCGCTAGTCGGGGCTTTTTTTCGCCTGGAGATCATGTAATGCGAGTAGATAATGAAGTCTTGAACGTACTAAGCGCGGCGGAGTGTAATGGCACGCAACTGATCCTTAAAGGACAACTTGACCGAAACCTCTACACAAGAACCAATAAAGTTTTAGAGGCCGCTGGAGGGAAATGGAATCGCAAGGCCAAAGCGCACATTTTCGATACTGATGCCTCTGATCGCATAGAGCAAATTATTCTTACCGGTGACGTCGTAGTACCGAAGGATGATTTTGAGTTCTTCCCAACCCCGCCAGATATAGCAGAACGAGTAATAAAATTGGCAGATATTAAAAACGGCATGCGAGTTCTTGAGCCAAGTGCTGGCAAGGGAGCCTTAGCGCTGGCCGCTCAACAATCAGCTTTGGATGTTAAAGTCGATATGTTCGAACTGATGCCAGAAAATAATGCTCACCTTCACAGTATGAATATCAAAGACGCGAAAATTGGTGACCCCATAGACTTCCTTTCTATTGAGCCAATGGCATCTTTCGATCGCATTGTTATGAATCCGCCGTTCAGCCGCCAGACCGACATCAAGCATGTATCTCATGCACTGAAATTCCTTAAGCCAGGCGGCCTGCTGGTATCTGTTATGGCTTCATCTGTGACGTTTCGCAGCAACAAGCTGACAACTGATTTCCGCCAGCTCATCGAGGAGCGCGGCGGCCACATCGAAGAACTTCCTGAAGGTTCATTCAAATCATCTGGAACGATGGTTAATACAGTCATCGTAGTAATTCCAAATTAATAAAGGCCGCCACTGAGCGGCTTTTTCATTACCGCATATCAACAAGGCTGCTTTTATCGCGGCCTTTTCGCTATGCCAATCATTCAAACATAAGGAATCCCACGATGACATTTGCTATCGCGGGCGGTGCCGTCTTGGGTGCCGCTCAACTCAATGAATCGCTACTCGACCTCATCACCCGCCGCATGCGCGGTATCTGCAAGACGCTTAAGGAGCTGACATGTACGGCAATCAAACAGTAAACCATCAGGCACTTATGGCCGCGCAGAGCAAGGCGGTCATTGCCAGATTCTTGGGTGACTCCGGGATGTGGTTACAGGCCAATCAGCAGATGAAGCAGGCAGTAAGCATGCCCTGGTACCGGAGGCCGCAATGAAATTTAACTTTCGCGATATGACCGACGAGCAATTCGCCCGCCTTTGCCGCGATATCTTCCCATCACCTGATAAGCAGGAGTCCGAACATGACAACCAATCCTCCCCGTCTCGCGTCGACGATTGCGATCAGCAAGATATGGCGTGAAGCATATATCAAGATGGCGCTCGAATATCGCCGAGCTGGCGACCGCAGGGAGAAAAAGCTTGCTCTGCTCGCGGCACAACTTGAGCGCATGAACGTTCGTGAATTACTCGGCCCTGCGCCGTTCTGAGGTAAAGATGGGTACTGCAACTTTAATTCTTGGCGAGTCTGGCACCGGTAAATCTACCAGTTTGCGCAACCTGAATCCTGAAGAGGTGATCCTGGTTAAGCCTGTAGGCAAACCGCTGCCCTTTAAATCACGCGAATGGAAGCAGTGGGATGTCAACTCTAAGCAGGGCGTTGTTGTTAGTAGTGACAGGTGGGATGTCATCGTTAAGGTCATTCAAAATGCCGTTAACTACGGTAAGCGCATAGTCGTTGTCGACGATTTTCAGTACGTCATGAGCAACGAGTTTATGCGCCGATCTGAAGAGAAGTCATTCGACAAGTTCACCGAAATCGGCCGGCACGCATGGGAGGTTATCAAAGCAGCACAGGACGCGCCTGATGACCTTCGAGTCTACTTTCTTGCTCACACGGAAGAGACGGCAATGGGTCGCGTAAAGATGAAGACGATCGGGAAGATGCTCGACGAGAAAATCACTGTTGAAGGCATGTTCACCATCGTTCTCCGCACCCTCACCCGTGACGACCAGTTCTTCTTCACCACCAAAAACAACGGCGCTGACACCGTCAAGTCGCCGATGGGCATGTTCGATACAAACGAAATTGACAACGACCTGGCAATGGTTGACGCAACCATTTGCGATTACTGGGGGCTGTCTAACATCCATAACCTTAAGGAAAACGCCGCATGAGCAACGTTATTTTCACCTACAACGAAGAAGCAGCCTTAACCGCCGGTCAGGGCGGTTTTATCAACGAGTCTGGCGCATACGTCCTGACCATCACAGAAGCTGCGCTGAAGCAGTCGGAGAAAGGTGCGCGGTTTATTGAATTCTCTGGTGAGTCTGATGACGGCAAGAAAGTTCAGTATCTCAGCGTGTGCACCACCAAGAATGACGGCACTGAAAACAAATTCGGCGCTAACGTCATCCACGCGATGATGGGCTGCGCTGGCGTGCGCCAGTTAACTCAGCACATGCAGTCGGTGAACAGCTTTGTAGCTCCGGAGTTTCACGGCAAGAAAATCGGCCTAGTGCTTCAGAAAGTACTCACAACCAAGCGCGATGGCTCTGACAGCTATCAGATGGAAATTCGCTTGCCGTTCATTGCGCAGACAGGCCAGACGCTGAAGGAAAAAGCCGAAGGCAAGCAGGCGGAAACCGTGCAGCACATGGTTTCAACGATGAAGGATAAGGACAACCGCAAGAAACAATCCTCTGCCTCACATGCGAACGACGGATACCCGGATTTCGACGAACAAATCCCCTTCTGATTTAACCCAATAAGGCCAACCAAATGTCATCACCTCTTCCTGAGGCGGGATATGCACGCCCGCCAAAACGTTCCGGCACCAAAGAAGAGGTGCTGGCGCGCATCAAAGCACACCTGCAAGAGACCCTAGGGAAGCAGTACGAAACCGAGAGCAAGGAAGCTCGCATGATCCGCCAGGCTGACGCGCTGGCTGACCGGCAACTGTGGGATGACAACCTGGCAGCATCGTTCATGCCCGGGTTCGTCACCACCGGTCCACGCCGTCCTGAAGAGACAGATAACCGTATGCGCCAGTTCCTCGGGCGCTTCGGTCACGTTCGTAACGATTGAGGTATCTCTCATGAATGACTATTACGACCCGTCACAAAACGCCACTGGAACAAGCGCACCGAAATACGAAAAAAGGAATTCACCTCCGATGCCGAGCCGCGAAGAGTTAATTGCGCGTAACAGCTTCGGCTCTGTGAATAACAACCGCTATCTCAACCGCTGGTTTGGAGCGAAGAAATGAACAATAACGATGAATTAATCGCTGCCGGCCATGAGCTGGCGAAGTGCCTCGACAATGAGCCGCTGCTGGATATCGCGAAGATGATTGCCCGACTGGCGGATAAGCTCGAAGTGACCACCCTGGCGCTGCGCGAAAAGACGAAGCAGTGCGAAGCGCTGGCTGCGGAGGCTCAAATAACAGACCGGATTTTTGACGGCCTCACACTCGATGAGTCCGAGTTGGCATGTAACTGGATAAACACGTGGATTGAATATCAGCTGCGTCAAGGCGGTGCCGCATGAAAGCGATTTCCATCCGTCAGCCGTGGGCCTGGCTAATCGTCAACGGCTACAAAGACATCGAAAACCGCAGCTGGCGCACGAAGTATCGCGGGCCGGTACTCATCCATGCAGCCAGCGGCCTGACTAAACACGAATACAATGCAGCGCTGGAATTCTGCCGATCGGTAAACCCAAACCTACCGGTGAATATGCCTCTTTATGAAAAAATCGAGCGGGGCGGCATTGTTGGTATCGCCACCATCACTGGCTGCGTGGATAGCAGCCCGTCGCCGTGGTTCTTTGGGCCGAAGGGTTTCACCCTCATTGACTCTCAGCCTCTACCGTTCTGCCCGATGAAAGGGAAGCTGAGTTTCTTTGAAACCGGCCTAACGCCTGAAGACCTTAAAGGCGGTGCCGCATGAGCGATATCAACGAACTGACGGCGAAGATGAAAGCGTGCCTGACCAGAAATAGCCACAACTGGTCCGATAGTGTCATGCGTACCTGCGAACACTGTGGGCAATGGGAAATGACCATCATAGGCGATGGCGAAATGACAACCTGCGCCTCCTGCTGCGATGCCGAATACGCTTCTAACTTGGTAAATAATCTTGAATTAGCGATAGACGCTCTGGAAGCCGCACAGAAGCGCTTAGCGGAGCTTGGGGCGCGCACTGTAAGACTGCCTGCCGCATATATCGGTACGGCCAAAGAGTTTTACGAAGATTTGCCGGTTGTTCCGCTGATGGTAGTCAAAGAGGCGTGTGCGGCATCGGGCATCAATCTTGAGACAGGGGGTGAAGCGTGACTAATCTGCTCAAATTTCTCGGTATAGATTCCCGGCGAAGCAGCGTAACACTTGTTGAGTACAAGTTTGACCCGGAGAAGCGCGAGAGCACATCAAAGTATCTTGTCAGGCATACGTCCAACGCTCGCGGAACAACGCTTGAGCAATACATTATCGTTGAGCGTGATCGTTACGGCTCGTTCAAGCCCGTAGTAACACTTGACGATTTCCCCAGCGGACTGAGCGAGCGCGAATCAATGCTTAAACTGGCCGATTGGTTGCAGCGACTGGCCGTAGCTGTTGAAGACGAATGGAGTAGACCGTGAGCGAAATGAGCCAAGAAAAGCTGCTTCAGATTGCAGCCGCGGCAGAAAAACTGGTTCGCTGCAAAGGCCGCTATCACAGCGAGCAAAACTATCGCGCGCTGGCAGCGTTCTTTGGAGTAACAACTCCCGACCTCCCGCCGCTGGAAGGTGAGGCGCTGCGGGAGCGGGCGGAGCCTGTTGGTGAAGTCGTTGACCAGCCTGACGGGCTTGTCATGGATGGCACGGTTCACCTTGGCGGGAGTGGAACCCACCGCGCGATTCAGGGGCTGAACAAAATGAAGAGAATGCCTCTGGGAACGAAGTTTTACACCTCACCGCCCGCGCCGGTTGCTGATGATGATAGCGAAATCAAATGGCGTGAATTAGCACTTCAGTTTGATGGTCACCGCATGCAGGCAATTTGTTTCCTTAAGCAAATTTTAAAAGAGTTGCCAGAAGCAGAATTTTCATCAGCACGAGATTTTCTAAAATCTGGCCCGCTGTCAGGTGAAGAAGTTTTGCGTAATCGGATTGCTGCTTTAGCACAGCCCGCGACGGTTGTGCCTGAGTTAAAGCCTGTGGGATATCTATTCGTGTCAGACCGTGGCGAGGTTGTATATTCACCTACTAACTGGCATGTAACGGGGCTTAGACTCATTGGACAAATTTACGGCGATATCTCTACCCGCCGCGCCGCCACGCTCGCAGCGCCGGGCAAGGAGGGGTGATGCCTAAATCAGCAGCAGAGCGCAAAGCAGCTCTTACACAACCTTTTCAATTCTCTGCTGCATAAGTGACCTTCCCACTGTTTATCATACCCTCTCAAACAGCGAGGGGTTCATTAATATGATTTGTCCAAAATGTGGTTCTACTGCAATTTCCAAAGAGACAACAATGCGTGGCTGGTCTGGAGATTATGTTTGCGTTCCGTGTGGTTATAATGATGCGAAATCCGCTTTCGATAAGGGGCAGGAAAAGACCAGCAAGCCTGTTAAATGGACACTTAAAGAAAAGCGGTAAGGCCACGAATTGACAGCTCGCCCACTCCACTTTACTGTATATAAATACAGTTATTTTGGGGTGCGTCATGAGCAAAGACTCGGACTATCTGATTATCTACAGGGGCGAGATACATCACCGCATCACACCCGGTAGATGGGTGCTCATTCAGCGCGCAAAGGAGTACGGTGGCGGGTGGTGGCTAGGGAAAGCCTACGATGATGTGTTTATGCTTGAGTTCGAGAGGCCGTGCTCTATGGCTGTGGCGACGGAGTACATCATGTCGCATGGAAGGATGCAGACATTCCCGCCGTGGGATGACAATTTTGAGTTAACACCATAACCCGCCGAGTGCGGGTTTTTTATTGGAGCAAAGAGATGGGAAAAGTGACTTTTGTCGTTGAATTCGAGGATGGTAAAGAGCCGTCGGTGCGTTCAGGCATGGATGTTATTGGAGGCAAACTGGTCGCCGTAGTATGGCGTGATTTGATGGATGATATGGAAGCTATGGAGCTTAACCACCAGGCAGAGCTAGAGCATGCCGAATGGTCAGCACAAAACTAACAGGCCGCCTGAGGGCGGCTTTTTTACGCCTGGAGGAAAGTAGTGGAAGAAGAAATCTTCACCCGCGAGGAGGCTGCGGCATTCCTCAAGCTGGATAAGGGGACGGTTACTCAGTGGATCCGAAGCGGCCGGCTGCAGGCGGCAAAGATAAACCCGGAGAAACCAAAGAGCCCGTACCGGATTTGTAAGTCAGACTGCATTGCGGCGCTAAAGTCTACGCGACACAATAGCAACGTGAATGCGGTTGAGATGCAGAGGAATAAAGCATGTCAATCAAACTACGCGGCGACACATGGCACTGCGACTTCGTCGCGCCAAACGGCAGCCGAATTAGACGGTCTCTTGAAACAACGGACAAAAGGCAGGCGCAGGAGCTTCACGATAGTCTGAAGGCTGAAGCATGGCGAGTCGAAAGGATGGGCGAGTCGCCAAAGAAGACTTTCGATGAGGCCTGCGTAAGGTGGATAAGGGAGAAGGAGGAGAAGAAAAGCCTGGATGATGATAAGAGCATTATCGGTTTCTGGATGATGCACTTCGCTGGCAGTCTGCTATCTGACATCACGGCAGCAAAAATAATGGAGGCGGTAGACGGGATGGAAAACCGCCGCCACCGGCTTAACTGGGAAATGACCCGAGACAGATGCATCAGGCTTGGCAAGCCCGTTCCTGAATATACCAAAAAACTGGCGTCCAGAGGAACCCGGACCCGGCACCTGGCAATACTCAGGGCCATTCTGAATATGGCTGTTGAATGGCACTGGCTGGATAAAGCCCCGAAGATATCTACGCCACGCGTGAAGAACGGCCGCATTCGCTGGCTAACAGAGGAAGAGTCAAAGCGTCTTTTTGCAGAGATAGCTCCTCACTTCTTCCCGGTCGTCGTCTTTGCTATCACAACTGGTCTTCGTCGGTCGAATGTTACAAACCTTGAGTGGTCGCAGGTAGATCTTGATAAAAAGATGGCATGGATGCATCCAGATGAGACCAAGGCAGGAAACGCGATCGGCGTGCCATTGAACGAAACAGCATGCCAGATACTCGCGAAACAGCAGGGAAAGCATAAACGGTGGGTTTTCGTACATACGACACCGGCTTACAGGAATGACGGCACGAAAACAGCTGCAGTAAGGAAAATGCGAACGGACAGCAACAAGGCATGGCGGGGAGCGCTTAAGCGGGCAGGCATAAGCAATTTCCGTTTCCATGACCTTCGACACACGTGGGCTAGCTGGTTAGTTCAGTCCGGAGTTTCGCTGCTGGCATTAAAAGAAATGGGCGGATGGGAAACGCTGGAAATGGTTCAGCGATATGCCCACCTTTCCGCCGGACACCTTAGCGAACACGCGAGCAAAATTGACACGATTTTGAATCGCAATGTCACAAATATGGCACAAGAGGAGAACGTGATTTATATGAACAGGAGATAA